GAAATTTGGTGGAGAAACCTCTTGTGCAACGAATGTGTAATTGTATCCGTTAAAGTCACCAAGTGCATTTCCAGTACTTACAGTACCTTCTGATAAATCAGCACCTTCTTTAAGACCCATCATAAAAGCATTATCATTTTTATCAACAACAATGATGTGTGGTCTTGCTGCTGCTAATAATTTCAATTCTTTATGATCTTCCTTAGTCAATTTTTTCAAGGTTATGTTAAGAGTTTGCTCATAAAAAACAGTACCATTCTCTCTCGAAGCATTAATAGCTGTTTCAAATGAATTGTTTCCCTTAACCTCATATTTATGCAAAGTGATATCATTAGATGAATCACCAGTCATATTCGTTATCTCGTCACTACTACCTAATGTAACTGTTCCAAGTTTATCGTAGTCTATAAAGTAGACTTCTTTTATACCTGCAACTACGTCTTTACAAGCTTCAGCACGAGATCTAGTTAAAACACAAGCCATATTTATTTATTTTAGTAAGAATAGTGGGCAGAATGAACTACCCACTTTCTTGTTATTAATTACTTATTACGAGTAAAGAACGATGTCTCCACCAATTCCATGCTGAATACCAGCAGTAAATCTCATAACGATTCTAACGTTTTGAGAACCATCAATATCTGCCATATCAATAACTTTTACTTCGTTGTGATCTGATAACAGACCAGTACCGAAATATAAGTTAGATTTTTCAGCAGCTACCATTTTGTTAGAAGCTAGTCCTCTAGCTAAGACGACATTGATACCATCAAAAGTCAAAGCTTGACCGTTGAACCATAATGTACCTCTGTTGTCTATACCAGCAGCACCAACGTTTGATGCAAATCCGCCTAAACTTCTTACATAAGCTCTATAAACGTTTGAAGGAACGTAAATAAATAAATCCTCTTTTGCATAAACTGCACTTGGAATTGCGTCTGCAACTTTACCAAGCTCAGTTACTACGTTAGAAGAAGTTACAGTTGTACCACTAACGTCAATTACGTCAGAATCAGCTCCTAAAGTAGTTACAAATCCATCAAATTCACCTGCATTAGCGTTTGTACCACCCCAAATGTTTTGTTCCATTTTCTGAGCTGTTTTATCTGCTACGTGAGCAATTAAAAAGTCAGCAAAAGATGGTGGTAAATTTGAATATGCAGAATATCCCATTTGGATTGCTTCCCAATCAGTTACAAAGTCTTTTTTACATAATTGTAAATTAACTTGATATTCTTCCATTGTCAATATTCTCTCAGTGAGAGTAAGTGTAGAAGTAGGATCAAAGTCACAAGTAGCGTCTTTTACTAAAGAATCACTAGCCACTTTCTTTAATACTTCTTTATGCTTAATATTTGGCTTAATAGTAATCAGCTCATTTGCTAAAGTGTCTCCACTTAATAGAGCAGCAGAGATATACTTACCAGCAAATTCTCCAGCATAAGTTGTTGTTAAATTATTAGTTGTTGCCATTTTATATATATTTATTTATTTATTATCCTGTTGCTGTTAATGCACCACTTGATAGTGCGTTACCAAATACATAGTAGTTTGAACCATCAGACCATATGTCGATAAAATCACCTAAGTTAGATGATCCATGAACAAAATTGATTTGATCTGCTGCATCTACGTCTACGACTGCACCTGCAACGATTAAACTACCTTCCATTACATCTGCTGTACCACCTGCTATTACTGTGTTTGCTGTATCCATAGCACCAGTAGTAACAAATCTACAGTTGAAGCCTTCTTTTGGTGCAGGTAAAGTTACTGTACCACCTGAACCACTTACCTTAAAAATCTTCCCACTATCTGCAGCTGTTAGAGTAGAGCCAACAGAGATTGCTTCATATTTAGGGAAAATTCTGGTAACATCATTTGAAATTGTTATTGCCATTTTATTTATTTATTTATTAATTACTAATCTTTGATAAAACTCTATCTAGTGTACTGATAGGTCTATTTGGGTTTCTTAAGCTATTATTAGCTTTTTTTACTTCTGTTTCTGGACTATGCTTAATAGTTTCAGCAGCAGGTTCAGCAGAAAGTTTTTTGATTTGCTCAGACATCAATTTTTTTTCTTTATCGTGATATCCCATCTCATCATCTACTCTCTTCATAAGCTCTGCAACTTTAGACTCTAAAGAAGATATTTTAGATTCAAATTCTTCTTTTTTAACATAATCTTCCATCAGTTGAGTTTCTTCAGCTTCTACTTCCGTAGACTCTTCAGACAACTCTGCTTCAGCACTTTCTTCAGTAGCTTCTTCTTTAACTTCTTCAGAAAGTTCTTGTTTTGCTTCTTGGTTGTCTTCTTTTACTTGCTCAGATAAATTTTCTGCAACGACTTCTTCTTCTTTGATGCCTTGAGCTAATTCATCTTCCTTAGTAAGCTTAGACAATTTCTGCAATATTTCATTTAAAATTGTTGTCGCTTTTGGAGATTCCATATTAATATATTTGTTAAATAATTCACTTAAATAATTATTTACTATTAATATGTTAGATTTTTAAGTTCCGTCTCCTGTAATATTACCAATTCCTTGAGCTTGTAGAGTGCCATCACAACACTTAGAATGATAGGTAACACCATCAGGACATAGGCATCCTCTCTTACCACCTTTAGGTGAAGTTCTACTAACAGTTGCATTTTTTCTTCTACGTATCATTACTTTTTACTTTTAGGATGTTTCTTAGGTAGTAAATCGTAATCAGTTGTGTATTTAGGATTTTGTGGTCTACCATTTTTTACTAAATATAAAAAAGCGTTGGTTCTTGCAAATGCCCACTGCGAAGCAGATCTGACTTTTGGAGAATGGCTTGTGTTGAAAGCACCAAGTCCTCTTTGATATACACTAGCCAACATACCTACTGTTACGCCATAACCTAATTTATCTTTATACCTTTTATTAAAATCATCTGCTTTCTTTTGTAATGTAGCTCTATCTTTTGCAGATACCTTAGCACCTCTTTTACCTTTTGCAGTTCCTTTAGCTGTACCTTTTCCTTTTGGATTGGGGTTAGGTGTTCCTGATGCTGGTGCTTTGGGTGATTTTCTAACACCACCTTTTGGACCTACTTCTGCTAAATCTTCTTTTATATGTTCTTTGCAAGGCATATACCAATCTTTACCTTCAAAGTTATGTACATGAAATCCTTTACATCCAATATTTTTAGCCATCTCTTCAGCTTTCTCTTTACTAGAATATGCTAGTCTATCATCTATAATTGCAAAGTCATCATCTACAACTTGAGATGATAAATCTATTTCGCCTAATTCTTTTAGTTTAGATACAGACCATCTAAGACCAGCTTTACCACCCCAAGCATCATACATAAGTTTACCACATCCATCAGAATATGTTTTAGATACTTCTAAGTCTTTTTTATGTCTAGCTAAAAAGCTTCTCATTCTTTTTATAGTAGAAACAGATAATGGTGTTTTAGATGCCAGTTGCGAAGCTCTGCGTTTTCCTACAGCAGTGCCACAAGAACCCCAGCCATTTTTATCTACATATTCTAATACTCTTTTAGCATTGTTTACTACACCTTGAGGATAGTCACTATAAGATGCAAGTTCTGTTCTTTTTGATTCTATAAAGTCTTTTACTTCAAATAATATTTCTTCTGCTTCAGATTCATCTAATAATTCTGTACTCATTTCTATTTTATCTGTAAAATATCCTTCTATAGAAAAACCTGAAACCTTACCTGTCTTAACATAGTTTTCCCAAACATCATCATTGTTTACTTTCATAGAAACCATCCAAGTTCCTACTGGTAAATCCATGTTATACTTTTTAGACTTATCATGTACTTCATCTTCTATAATCCATGATTCTACTACAGACAAACCGTTTAGTGATGCTTGATGTTCTAGTGTAGATTTATTCTGATTACCTTTCATAAGAAATAGTTCTGATGCTTTTCTTACTGTATCTTCAGAGAAGTAAATATAATATTCATCATCTTCTGTTTGACGATATATATTTTTGTTTGGCACTAAAGCAGCACCCATTAATATTCTCTTTTCAGAATCTACTTCTGCTAATTCTATTTTATGATCTTTTGATAAAGCAATAAACTTTTCTTCTATAGCAGGTTTGTCAACTATACTAATAGCTTCTATTCCTGCAAGTAATGCTTCTTCGTCTATTATTAATTCTATAATTCTCATATTCCTGCTGTGTTATTTATATTTCTATCTAATTCTTGTTGTGATGTAATTTCTTTACCTACCACAAATGCTTTTACTGGTTTAGTAACTTGTCCTGATACACTTTGTGCTAATTGTGATACTTGAGATGCACCTACCACATTAAAGTCAGGTGCTTCAACATTTATAGGTGCTGAAGCAGATGAACCACTTCCCCCAGCCGATAAACCACCTGCACCTGCACCACCCTTAAACTTCTGTGCTAGTATCGTGGCTATAGATATACCTGCTTGTATTTTATTTCTTAAAATCAAAGCTTCTACTGGTGCTGTAAGTGTTCCTACAGAGGCAACTGCTGCTGCCCTAGCTGCTGCGTTAGCTGCTTGTGTTTGTATAATAATATCTGCTATCTTCGCACCTTTTTCAACTAAAAAGGCAGCTTTTGCTACTTTCTCATCTTCACCAGCTAAATTGGTAAGAAGTTGTGATATACCTTTAGCAAAACCTACATATTCTAGATTTATAGCTTTCCTTCTTTCAATAGAATTTAATTCTTTATCTAATTTAAGATCTGCAATTTCCATTTCTGTAAAAGCAAATTCTTTTCTTTTTTCTGCTGTTTCTGCTTCTGATAAGCCAATCTGAGCCGCTGCATTTATAATAGCTTCATTAACTATATTATCGATTTCTAATTGCTCTATTTTCTTATTGAAGAAATCATCAGAAAATTGTGTTGTTCTTTTAAGTCTACCAATCTCTGCATCTTCTACAGCTCTATTACTAGCTATGACTTGTTGTCTTTCTTTTTCTGAAAGCTTTTGTTTCTTGACAAAGTATCCTTCATCTATAGATATTAATGTATTTCTATATTTAGCATTTGCATCTATCATCATAGACTGAAATTCTTTTTCTGCATTTGCTATTAATACATTGGCATTTTTTGCACCTTTAACTCTTTCTTTATATTCTTCTAATCTTTTCGCTTCTCTTTCTTTAAATCTATCTAAAAGTCTTTTCGCTTCTTTAATTGAGAATTCTTTATCTAAATCTAATAGTTCTTGTCTAGTTCGTCTTTCAAGCATCGCTGCATCTTTATCGAACTTTAATTTAAATTTAGATATATCAAATAATCTTTCTTGGAATTCCCTAAATCTTCTTTTTGATCCAGACCCTGTTCTTTTAGTTATTTGTTCTTCTAGTTTCTCTTGTATTTCTGCTGCATCCTTCACAACTTGATTGAACTGGTCAGTAGTGGCTTTTGATAATCTTTTAAATAACTCTACAGGGTCTCTATCATCTCCACTTAGTAATCTTGCTATCAAACCTTTTCCGTCTTCTCCTACACCTGTCTTTGTAAATTCCGACCTTAGAGTATCTAAAAAACCAATATTATCTTTTAATATTTTCCTTCTTTCATCTTCATCTTCAGTAGCTAGTAATTTTTGTTCTAGTTGTCTATTTTTCTCATTCTTTAAGAATAAATCTCTGTTGGCTTCAAGAAGTGCTTCTAATTCAGCTCTAAGTGTAGCTTGTTCTATATATTTCTCTGTAGCTTTTCTTAAGTCATCTATGCTTAATTTATTTTCTTTGTCAAGCTTTATGATATTAGGTTGTACTTTTTCTAACTCTTTGAGTGCGTTGTTTCTAATCTTTTGTGGAACATTTGCTTTACCTAATATATCTATATAGTTGTTTAACTCAACTTCTTGTGCTTCTATAGCCTTAGTAGCTTCATCAAATTTCTTTTTAAAGTCTTCTAAAGCACCACTTGTTCCTTTAAAGAATTTAAGTAGTTTTGGACCAAAAGATATTAATAATTGCAAAGCAATTAAAACACCACCTGTACCAATTAGACTTCTACCTAACTCTTTGAATGAAGCTATAAAACCACCATTGGTTTTAGCAAAACTTTGAAATAAACTTACTAACTGAGATAAGTTGTTTGCTATAGCTGTAAAACCAAAACTAGCATCTGAAGCAAGTCTACCTGTTTCTAATAATATAGCGTTATTTAAACCTGATTGTGCTCTGTTTTTATTTGCTGCATTTGCTGCGTTTATTTGTGCTAAAGCTAGTTCTTGTACTTGTCTTTTAGTAATCTGTCTTTGTAAATTGCTTTTCTCTTGTGCAATAGCATTAGCTAATTCAGATTTAGTCATTTTATCTATAGACTTAGATAAAATGTCTGTAGCTTTTTTAACTTCGTTAATTTTAGTTTTCGCTTCTCCTGATTGGAGATTTATCCTAATTAGAATTTCCTCTGCCATATCTTATTCTTTTAAGTGTTTGCTTTAGTTCTTTAATATCACTAACAGCTTTATATTTGCCTTTAGCAATATCAACATTTTCTGATACTCCGTACCAGTTATCAGCATTTAGTAATTCTAATATCTCTTTTATCATAACTGTTCGTCAGATGTTAAATTAAGTAATTCAAGAGAAG